GACGACGGGGGAGACGGCGGAGTCGATGACGATCTCCGTGTAGTGATCGGGGGAGAGGCTTTCGGTGAGGGCCATTCGGTAGCCTTTCAGGCGTACGTGGGAGTCGCGTACAGGGAAGTCCCGGGATCCGTCCACGGTCCGGGACTTCCCGCGTTCAGTGCTCTGACCTGCGATGTACCGGGTGTGTGCCGGATGTGCCGGGAGGCTCCGATCATCTCTCGTGTGAGGTCAGGATTCTGAGGTTAACAGGAGTACCCGGCACATCCGGCACACTAGCTGCACACCCCCTTCGGAACCAGGGATTCCGCCCGACGTCGGGCCAGCCCTTCCACTTCCTGTCGGCTGAAGCGAGGTGCCCATCCTCCCTGGGGCAGGCGCGCGTAGGTGCACTCCAGGTACTTCCGGGCCACGTAGCGGTTCACGGTGCGTGTGGAGACGCCCAGGATCCGGGCGGTCTCGATACGGCTGATCTGCTCTTCTTCCATGTCCTCAGACTACGCCGCGTGTCCCGGGTTGACACCTGGACCCCCGCCATGTTTACTTAAGTCATCAAGGAGCGTGGGGACGCTCCAACGACCTGAGGAGACAGACATGGACCGCAACGAAGGCATCTGGGCCTACAGCAACACCGGCACCAAGGCCCACGCGTTCGTCCAGACCGACGACAACGGCAACCGCCGGGCGATGTGCCGGGCGACGATCGTCCGTTCCGAGTCGGCCATCTTCCACCGCAAGACCGACCTGGTCGGCACCTGCACCCGCTGCGCCACCCTGGCCGGCGCCATGTACGACCGGGCGGAGGCCTCCATGGCGCCCGCCACGGAGGCGCACGACCTGGGCCACGTCGCTTCGGTGGCCGAGACCCCGGCCGACGAGACCGACCCGGCGCCCGAGCTTCCGGTGGGCGCCCGCATCGTGGCGCGGAACGGTGAGTTCGGCACGGTGACCGAGGGGCAGCGGGGGCGCGTCACCACGAAGAACCACCCGAACTACGGTCTGGCGTATGTCTCCGTGCTCTTGGACGGGGTGGGCACCCGGCTTCCCCGCCGCTCCAGGCTCTTCGTCGAAGAGCTGACCAACCTGGACGCGCTCCACGCCGAAGCGCTGGAGACGGACGCCGAGGAGACGGCGAAGGGGACCCCCGCCCCGGTCGAGCCGTCCACCCCGCAGCGGTGGCGGTACACCGCCGATCTGAAGGCGGACGGCTCCGTCTCCCGCGTCGGCGGCTACGTGACGGCCCCCACCCGCCTGAGGGCCCTGTATGAGGTGCGCAACGCCCACAAGACGGACGGCACCTACATCCACGACCTCATCCTGACCCCGCTCAACTGACCCCGTACGACCTCGCAGGAGCGGCCACCCGGGCCGCTCCTGCCCTCTTGAAAGGAACTCGGCATGGCCGACGACACCAGAGACACCACCGGCCCCCTCAGCGGTCGGCAGCGGATCGTCCTGAAGGGCATCTGCGACGGGCGCACGCACACCCAGATCGCTGATGAACTCGGCATCGGCCGGACGATGGTGGGCAACATGCTCATCAAGTCGATCCTGCCCAAGCTGAACGTCCGCCGGACGTATGAGGCGTGTGCCTTGTACGGCCGTGCGCAGGGTTTCCTGGAGGCGGCGGAGTACCTGGAGTCCAACGGGATGGACTCCGACGCGCTCTACCTGCGGGACCGGGCCAAGCGGCTGCTGCCGTGAACCGGTCGAAGGAAGTGTTCGCCGATCCGGTGGAACTCCCCCCGACCGTGGACCACTGCGGGCCCCAGGCCTACAACGTCTACAAGTGCCGTTGCAAGTACTGCGTGACGTGGTCCCGCCTGTACGGCAGGGCCAAGGATGCCCGGCGGTACGCGACCGTGGTGCGTGAGCGGGACGGCTACCGGGATTACCTGGCGAGCCGGGGTATCCAGCTCGTTGGCCCCGGCCCCTTCCGCAAGAACTCCCGGAATCTGGCCCGCCTCGTGGCCCAGTACTTCAACGACGACCTGTCTTACTGGATCAAGCCGAAAGGTACCCGCTCATGACCCAGTCCCACGACCCCAAGACGTGCAATCTGTGCGGCATGGGCCGACACCCGGCCATGTCGGCGCAGACGGCGGAGCTGAAGAAGCACCTGGCGAAGTACCCGTTCCCGAAGCAGGAGAAGAAGTGATGAGCGACCAGCGACCGGGTCTCGATGACTTGAAGGTGGGCGATGTCGTCCACATCCGTACCTACTCCGGCTACTCGCCCGACTACATGGCCCGCGTGGTGAAGATCAACCGGGTGTGGATCGAGATGGAGCACACGGCAAGCCTTCGACCGCTGCGGTTCCGTAAGGACACGCAGCGGGAGAGCGACTACACAACGGCGGACCGCTTCGAGACCGAGGCTCAGTACGCCTGGAGCGTTCGGGAGGGCGCCGCGTTCCAGTTCCTGAGGGAGCAGGGGATCAACATCTACCCGGGACCGTGGGTGAACCGACGTCTTGAACTGGCGAACGCCGTGCGCGCCCTGCTGGGGCTGGACCCGCTGTGATCCGGCTCAAGGACTACGCGATCACCGGTCTGCTGCCGGGCGGGGACGTGGCGTACAGCTTCATCACGATGCCGGCCGACGCCCCCCAGGCTGTTCAGGACACCCTGATTGCCGATCTGTGGACGCAGTTCCGGCGTCAGCACCCGTCCGCATGCAGCCCCCAGGGCGGGTTCGGTCCGCCCTACGACGTACCGACCGGAGACGAGACGACCGATGACTGAGATCAAGCTGCGTGACTACCAGCGCGAGGCGATCGACGCGGTGTTCAGCGCGTGGGCCGAGGGTGTGCGCCGGCCCGCCATCGTGCTGCCCACGGGCGCTGGCAAGACCGTGGTGTTCTCGGCCCTCGTGAAGGAGTGGCGGAAGCGGGATGGAGCCGCCCTGAAGGCGTACGGCTCCCGCGTCATCATCCTCGCCCACCGGGACGAGCTGGTGGACCAGGCGATCGCCAAGCTCCGGGCCGTGCTGCCGCAGGACGTCACGGTGGGGAAGGTGAAGGCGACCCAGAACGAGATCACGGCCGACGTCATGGTGTGCAGTGTGCAGACGCTGTCCTCTCAGCGTCGGCTGAACAACCTGGTTCTCCTGGATCAGGGCACGGACCGGCCGAAGGTCGGCCTGATCATCACCGACGAGTGCCACCACGCTGCCGCCGCGTCCTATCAGAAGATCTACAACGCCTTCCCCGACGTGCTTCAGCTCGGTGTCACGGCCACCATGGCCCGTGGTGACCGGGTCGGCCTGGGCAAGGTGTGGGACGACGTCGTCTACTCCAAGTCGGTCCTGTGGATGATGTCGAAGAACTACCTGACGGACGTGGAGGCGAAGCAGGTCAACCTGTGGGGCGTCGACATGGCGGACGTGAAGACGTCCCGTGGCGACTACCAGGCGGGAGACCTGGGACGGGCGCTCATGGAGTCGGAGGCCCACCGGCCGATCGCAGCGGCCTACCAGGAGTACGCGAAGGACCGCCGGGGGATCGTCTTCACGCCCACCGTGGAGACCGCCGAAGCTACCGCAGGGGAGCTGAACACGGCTGGGGTGAAGACGGCCGTGATCTCCGGCGAGACACCCCGGGACGAACGCAGGCGCATCTTCGACGACTTCCGTACGGGCCGGGTGCAGGTCCTGTCCAACTGCATGGTCCTGACCGAGGGGTTCGACGCGCCGTGGGCGGAAGTGGCTGTCATCGCCCGGCCCACTCAGTCCCAGCCGCTCTACGTGCAGATGGTGGGCAGGGTCCTGCGACCGTGGCCGGGCAAGACGAAGGCTCTCGTTCTGGACGTCGTGGGGGCGTCCGCCAGCAACAAGTTGCGCACCCTCATCGACCTGGAGCCGGGCGTCGTTCAGGAGGTGAAGGAGGGAGAGACTCTGGCAGAAGCGCAGGAGCGGGAGGAAGCGGAGTCCAACTCCCTGGTTCCGGGAACGGCCGGCTCCTTCACCCTGAAGGTGAAGGACGTCGACCTCTTCGCGGGCAGCGACCACGCGTGGGTGACCACACCCAAGGGCGTGCTCTACATCTCCTGCGGTGAGCGCTACGTGTTCCTGTGGCCGTCCAGGGAACCTGGTCTCTGGGACGTCTGCCACGCCGACACCAAGGGGCGGGAGCCGTGGCAGCGTTCCGACTACGTCGGCCTGGATCTCGGCTCCGCCATGGCGTGGGGTGAGGCCGTCTCGGAGGACTTCTACGGGGGCTTCTCCACCCGCAAGACGGCGGCGTGGCGGAAGGGGCCGCCGTCCGATGCGCAGGTAGCGCTGGCGGAGCGGCTGAGGATCCCGGGCGCCGACAAGATGTCGAAGGGGGAGCTGTCCCAGGCGTTGGACCTGCACTTCGGGGCGAAGTTCTTCGACCGGCGTGTCTCGGGTTGACAGTCCACACCCCTTGATGTTTAGATAAGTCATCAAGGTGAAGTTCGGTAGTCCGGGAGACCTGAGGAGAACGACATGCCCGTCAAGAGCTACAAGACCGAAGCCTTGCACAGGCTGACACTCCGTTTCCGTAACTTCGAGGGCGGCACCGACACGGAACGTCGTCTCGTAGATGAAGTTCTGGTGGTACCTACAGGTGTAGGTGTCACCTACGTGGCGCGCCTGGAGGGACGCACGCAGAAGCTGTGGTTCAGCCTGGACGACGCCCCTGCTTGGGTTGCGCGGGTGATCAACCCCTAACGCACAACAGCCCCGATGGTCGCAGGGCGGGTTCGACTCCCGTCCGGGGCACTCCCGCAAGACCTGAAGGAGAACGATATGACCCGCACCATCACCGTAGACGGACGTCAGGTTCCCCTCGACGTACCGGGAACGGTGTCCGTCCACTGTAACGAGTTGGCCATGCTGCCGCTCACCCGTGACGGCTTCCATGACCTCTCCGGCCGACGTCGCGTTCTGCGTATGTCGTGGGACAACCCGCGTTTGGGCGGACGGGAGGTATACCGCATCGGCTACGCCGCTTACTTCGGCTGGTCGGTCATCCGGGACTGGCCCGGATGGTACGGAGCGGTGCTGACCAGTCCGCGAACCTACGACGGCTGCGCGGAGTACCTGACGGGGTGTATCGCCCCCGGTCGGCTGTGGAGCGGCGACAACCTGACTGTCGACGAGTGGGACTAACTCAGCACGTAGCCAGACAGCCCCGGCAACGCCGAGACGGTGCCCGATCGAATCGGGCCCGGGGCACTCCCGACAAGGAAGGAGAGAACGCGATGTACATCAACGACTACGTCGTGGGCGCGTTCTTCGGAGCCCTGATCACCGGGTTCCTCACGATCGCCGCACTCACGTGGATGTCCAACCGGATCGCCAAGCTCAAGAAGGAGGACGACAAGTGATGCTCGCCCTCGCCCTGGCCCTGGCCGGAACGTGGTCGTTCCTCCTGGGCGCCGTGTTCGGCTGGTACTTCGGACGTGGCAGCCGTGGCTAGGAACACGACCCGCCAGGGCGCCAACTTCGAACTCGACGTCATGCACTACCTGGCGGGTACCCGGCCGGAGCGGTGGGGTTCCGGGTTCGGCTACGAGTGTCTGCGGTCCTCCGGGTCCCGGGGTGCCGTCGACATCGTGGCCGTGGGCCCTCGGGTGCCGGAGGATGAATGGCCCGTCCTGCTGTTCATCCAGTGCAAGATCTCCCGCCCCAACATCAGCCCGGCGGACCGCCAGCGCGTACAGGACCTGGCCACGCGGGCCGGTGCCGTACCGCTGGTCGCCTTCCGGGCGACGGACGAGGACACCGGACGCGTCCGGCCTCATTTCCGCATGCTCACCGGACCCGGTCCTAAGGACTGGGTTGCCTGGGAGCCTGAGAGGAACGAGTCATGACCCCCGAAGAGATCAGGGCCCACGCCCTGAACGCCGCCGCCCGCTGGGGTGTCGGCTGGCAGATGGAGTCGGCACCCGACGTCATCGCCTTGGCGAAGGTGTTCGCCCGGTACATCGCCGGCGACCCGGTGCACCCGCCGACGAGTGCACCCGCACCTGTGACGAGTGCACCCGCACCCGGTGAGACCGTGGAGTCGGTCTGGGGACCGCAGTGCACCGAGTGCACGCACTCCGCCGGAGTGCACCTGCACTCTGGGTGCACTCACGACGGATGCACCTGCACCCGGAGCGAGCGGGAGGCGAGTGCGTCCGGGGTGAAGTGCATCAGGTGCGCGCACCCGGCTGGAGTGCACGATGAAGACGGGTGCACCGAGTACAGGTGCACCTGCACCCGGACGCGCACCCCCCGGATCACCCTGCCGAGTGCGCCATGAGTGCGCGCACCCGGACCGACTGGATCCTGTGGGGTGCACTCGGGTGCACCCTCATCGGGACCGCCCACGCGGAGTACACCCTCGCCACGGCGACCGGGGTGCACTGGTTCGTCGCCGCATCCGTACCGGGTGCACTCGACCTGTACGTGATCCGTGCACTCCAGGTGCACCGGGACGTACTGGCCGCCGTGGTCGCCATGGTCGTCATGAACGTGGCTTCGCATCTGGTGACGGCCGGCGTACTCCCGGTGCACTGGGGCCTGATCAGTGCGGTGGGTGCACTCGCACCCCTCGTACTGTGGCGCATCCACTACCTGTTCCGGACCCAGGTGCAGTCGGTGAAGCCGCACCCGGAGCCGAGTGCACCCGCACCCGAGGACGTACCCGGTGCACCCGAGGAGCCGAGTGCGGGTGCACTCCCTCCGGGGTGCGTCTGGGCCCACCCGGAGTGCGCAGGTGCACCCGACTGCACGGTGTACTCCAAGGAGAGTGCGGTGCCGAGTGCACCCGCACTTCCCCCGAGTGCACCCGCATTCGAAGAGCCGGTGCGGCTGAGTGCGGACGCCGAGTGCGTACTCGACTCCGACCGGCGCAACGGGGGGCGTACCTCCATGCGTGCACTCCGGGCCGAGTACGGCTGGGGGCAGGACCGGGCCACGAACGCCCGGCGTGACGTCGACAAGGCGCAGAAGGGGGTAGGACCGTGATCGTCGCGACGATGGGCGGGGTGACCGTGGGACTGCTGCTGTTGTCCCGTTTCCTGATCCGCTGGTACCCGGGTGTCGGCTCCATCCGGAACAGCCCCCAGGACGCGATCGTGGGTCTCATCCCGTTCGCCTTCGGGTGGGCGTACGGAGCCCTCGCCACCCTGTCAGTGGCGGGTCTCATCGGGTGGCTCTTCGACGCGGTTCTCTGGGTCTCGAACTGGCTCGGTGACGCGGCTCTGTGGATCGGCGTCGGGGCCGACGCGGGGGTGAGCAGCCGGGGCAACTACCTGCCGCTCACCACCCAGGGAACAGCCATGGTCCTACTGCTGACCGGCATCGTCCTGGCGGTGATCAAGTTCCGCAAGTGCGGTCCGGACGTGAAGACGGGCGTCTGGTGTGGTGCCTGCCTGGGCACCTCCGCCGGGATCGCAGGCCTCACGGCGGTACCGCTCGCCCAGGCGGCCAACTGGCTTGGCGAGACCGTGTACGGGGCCCTGTGATGCCCAGCAAGCTGGCCGCCGGGTGCTTCCTGGTGGTGCTGGCGGTGGGGATCCTGGCGGTGCTGCTGGCCGCCTTCCCCACCGCCGGGAGGCTCCTCCTCTGGGGCGGGGCGGCTGTCTGGCTCCCCTGGTACATCGGGCGCCCTCTCAAGTCCGTGCAGGATACAGACGACCCCTCCCCTCCCCCACTCTCCGACCCCTCTCCGGAAGGAAAACCGCAGTTCACAGCGGTGCCCGATCCGGACAACGACCACCGCACGATCATCGTGTGGTCCACCGAGACGGAAGATCAATCATGACCAACATCCTCCTGTGGTTCCTCCTGGTGATGCACGTCCTGTCGACGTTCATCAACATCGCCCAGATCGGGAAGCCCCGTGCGGTGCTCACCCCCAAGACCGTGGCCATCGTCACGGCTGCCAACGGCGCCGTCATCGCTGCCATCGCCGTAGTGCTGTTCCGGGGCGGTGCGTGATGGACCGCATCCGAATCGACTTCACCGGAGCCATGGGCTACAGCAAGTTCATCGAGTTCGACGCCCCTGGCTCCGTGGACAACACGCTGGAGGACATCGGCCGTGTGACTGCCATGGGCAGCCTGTACATCGTCAAGGACGCGAACGGCCGGATCATCGCCGCGATCCCGGGGCGCCGCATCGAAGCTGTATCGGTGGTGCAGGGATGAGGAAGCCGTACCTGTACTCGATTCAGTACAACGACCGTGGCGGTGTCCGCCAGCACCGGGAGTTCTACAGCTCTCTGAAAGCCGGTGACATGGACGGGACCGTGCTGCGGGCCAGTGCCCTGCGCGCCGACTTCGAGTTCACCGACACCCAGGGTGACCGGTACTCCATCCCGTACAACCGCGTCCTCTCCGTGAAGGAGATCTGAGATGGCTCTGAAGCAACCGAAGCTGGCCGAGGACGACCCCCGCCGCAAGGGTCACGAGACGACCTACCAGGCGTCCCGTGGCGGGTGGTTCCCGCCGCCGGCCAAGCCTGTACCCGGCACCCCGAAGGAGAAGAAGTGAGCGCACGAGACGAGCTGTTCCAGGTTCTCAGCCAGTCGGTTACCTGGGTGATCGGGGATGCCGAGGAGAACGCGCGCAACCTGATCGACGACTACGCCCACGAGCTGGCGGAGGAGATCCGGGCCAGACTCTCCGACGCTCACGGAGGCTTCTGGGACGGGCTCCAGGCCGGCGCCAACCTGATCGACCCGAAGGTGAAGAAGTGAGCGAGTACTGCGAGGACCTGGAGCCGGACACCGGGGCCATGTCCGTCTACGTCCGCTGCACCTATGAGCGGATCCGCCAGGACGTGCTCACGACTCAGTCGGAGCGCATCGCCATCGTCGCGGCCCTGAAGCAGATGCAGACCGACCTGGAGAGGGACCTGTACTGATGACGATCCGCATCGAGCGCTACCGGGACGGGGAACCGGTCCGCCGGTTCTACCTCATCGCCGAGATCACGTTCGCCGACCGGGAGGCGGAGCCCCGGGACGAGGACGACCACAACTACTACTACGACAACGAGCTAAGGGACGTCGTCACCGGGTGGATGCAGGCCGGCTTGGAGGACCGGGACGACTCACCCTCGGTCCGGTTCCACGACGTCCCCCAGATCCTGGACGTGGACGTAGAAGCCGTCGCCCGGGGCGAGTACCCGAACCACGCCCAGCGCTTGCTGGAGCAGCTGGCGGAGGACGAGGAAGGCTGGAAGCGCTGATGGACGATCTCAAAGAGCTGGCAGCGCTGGTCCGGCGCCAGGACGCACAGAACGACCATGAGGCGGCTCACCTCACAGAGGACGCTCTCATGTCCCGTGCCTTGAGGCTGATCGCCGAAGGGGCCGCAGACCCGGCCGCCGTGGCACGTATCGGTCTCAGCACCCGGTGCGATGCCAGCATCCGGTGGTACGCCTGATGGCACGCGAGCACGACGACCACCGCAACGAGAACCACTCCGACCACATGACCAACGACGACGGCGAGTCCAACGGGAGCGCAGGGACGACGTCCCCGCAGGACTCGCACGAAGGGGAGTAGCCGTGAACCGCATCAAGGTGACCCTGTACATCGACGACCCCCGGATCGCGCAGACGCCTCCCGAGAAGCTGGAGGAGCTGGTCGACAGGATCCTCCACGCCGCCGACAAGCACGCCGACTTCACCCTGTACCACGGCAGCGACGCGGTCCTCATCCCCAGCGACGCGGGACAGGAGTAGCCGTGGACCAGAACGAGCTGATCGCCCAGATCCTCCTGGAAGGTGACAGCCAGCGGCAGGCGGAGATCGACGAACTGCTGAGCCGTCTGACGCCCCGGGAACGCTCGCTGGTCCGTGACGCCGCTGTCATGGGGTTCGTCCAGGGTTCCATGTGGGGCCGGATGAACTTCCGCAACGGCAAGGAGCCCTTCCCCAGGGACTCCGCCATCTTCGACCGGGTCGTCTACGCCGTGACCCGTGAGGAGAAGAACTACAAGGTTCTCCGGGGCGAAGCACACACCTACACCGAGCAGAACGAGGAGAACTGATCATGGGCTGGAAGAACTGGTCCGAGGACAGCGAGCAGACCGTGGAGCAGATCACGGAGACCATCGACCAGATGCACCGGGATGAAGCCAACGGCCACCCCACCCCCGACGCACGCGAGGAGAACTGACGTGGGTACGTCGACCGACGGCATCCTCGCCTACGGAGTGGATCTCCAGGAACTGGACTCCAGCGACTTCCCCGACTACCGGGACGCCGACGAGTGCGACGCGTGTGCGGCCACCGACTGGCAGAAGCGGTGCGGCGAGTGCTTCGAGGGGCTCGATGAGTACGTGAGCGCCGTCCTGAAGAAGGCGGGCATCACGGGCGTCAGCCTGATCATGCACTGTTCGTACGAGTACCCGATGTGGATCCTGGGGACCCACCGTTTCCGGGCGTACCGGGGCAGTCCCACGGACGTCCCCCTGAACGTCCTGACGGTGCCGGAGGAGGAGACCGAAGCGATCCGACGGGCGCTCACGGTCCTGGGACAGGGGCCCAAAAAGCCACGCTGGCTCCTCGCCTCCATCTGGGGGTAGCCGCTCACGACTCGCCGGACACCTGCACTCGGTCAGGTGTCCGGCGGTCTGGGTACCGTAGAGGTACAAACCCCCACACCAGGAGAGACCATGCCGAAGGTATGCATCGAGTTCGACGAGAACGGCGGCGGGACGCCGACCCCCAGCGTCCGGCACTACGCCACCACGCTGGGCGACGGCACCACGACCACGTTCAACGTCGAGCACAACCTTGACAGCCGAGACGTGTTTCTCAACCTGAGGAACCTGAACAACGGCGAGGTCAACCGGTTCCCGGTCACCGTGCGTTCGCTGGACGCCGACACCTCCGTCCTCACCTTCACCACGGCCCCGGCCCAGGGTGCCGTCCGCCTCACCGCCATGGCCCTGGCGGGTCAGTCCCTCTGACCGAAGCGGTACCCACAGGACCCCTGCTGCGGCGGGGGTCCTTCCGTATTCTGGGACGCAGGACGAACGGAAGGACGAACCCATGGCCTCACCCATGAACGGCAGGACTCTGGCGGACGCGCTCCGGGCCGAGGGGGTGAAGGTCGTGGAGCACCCGGGCTGGCTCACCCACAACCGGAACCACAAGGGCGCGTGGGGCGAGGTCCACGGCGTGATGATCCACCACACGGTCACGAGTGACATGGTCGACGCGGTGAAGATCTGCCACGACGGATTCGCCACGCTCCCCGGGCCGCTGTGCCACGGCGTGATCGAGCGTGACGGAACGGTTTACCTGATCTCCAGCGGCAGGGCGAACCACGCCGGCGGCGGGGACCCGGACGTTCTCGCTGCGGTGAAGAACGAGGACTACGAGAATCGGCCCCCGGCGCCGAACGTGCACGACGGGTTCGCAGGCACCTCCGACGGGAACCGGGCGTTCTACGGATTCGAGTGCGCCAACCTGGGAGACGGAAAGGACCCCTGGCCCGCCGTGCAGGTGGAGGCCATCGTAAGGGCGTCCGCCGCCCTCTGCCGCGTCCACGACTGGGGCGCCAAGTCCGTCATCGGCCACCTGGAGTGGTCCGACTGGAAGTCGGACCCCAAGGGGGTGGGGGTCGCCATGCCCGATCTGCGCCGTAGGATCGCCGAACGGTTGAACCATGAACCGTCGTGGAGCCGGCCCGGTACGACCCCCTCGCCGGCCCCCGTACCCAGGCCGACTCCCGGAGGTACCTCCATGGAACCGATCGACTTCTGGAACTACCGCAACGCCAACGCCGACAAGGCGTCCCAGGACGCTGGACACGGACGCATCCCCGACGCGTACGGCTACCTGGTCCTCACGCACCAGCTTCTCGTGAAGCTGCGTGCCGAAGTGGCCGAGCTGCGCACCGCCGTCAACGCGCTCGCCCGTTCCCAGGCAGGGGACGCGGAGCGGTGACCACGCCCCAGGCCGGCATTGTCATCACGTTGACGGAGATATACGCCGAGGTGCGGGACATGGCCAAGACAGTCGGCCGTGTCGACACCACGCTGAACGACTTCCGCAAGGAAGTCACGACGCAGCTCCAGGACCACGAGACCCGCATACGTGCCGACGAGGCCAACCGGTGGCCACGCGCGACACTGGGTCTGTACGCCACGGTAGCGGCAGGGTTCGGCGCCGTGGCCGCCCTGTTCATCATCCGCTGAGAGGAGCACCGCCATGGCATACGGACGGAAGGGGCGCCCGGAGCCCTACCCCTGGCTCCGCCGGGACACCGAGACCGACCCGGCATGGGAGGCCTTCCAGACCTACCTGCGCCTGGGCAAGGACCGGTCCATCGCCAAGGCGGCGGCCAAGGTGGGCAAGACCCCGCAGTGCCTGGAGGTCTGGTCCGTCCGTCACCAGTGGGTGGACCGGGTCACCGCCCACGACAACTACGTCATGCTGGCGGACACCGAGGATCTGGCCTTCCAGATGACGGAGTCCCGGGACGAGAACCTGGAGCTGGTCCGCAAGCTTCGGGGTCACCTCTCCGCCCGGCTCGATGAGTTCATCGACAAGAACCAGGACCCCACGATCCGGTGGAACCAGGCTCTGACGGCCATGGCCAAGCTGGAGGCGAACGCCTTCCTGATCAAGGACGACGCCAAGACGGCGGAGCGTGTGACCCGCATCGAAGAGCTGGTCGAGCGGGCACTCAGCCTTGATACGGGGGTGGAGTAGTTGGGCCTGTCCCGGGCGGAGCTCAAGCGTCTGGGTGCCTCCGAGCTGGAGCGGCTGGAGACCCTGCTTGAACAGGTCGTGTCGGAACGGGAGGCCGGCCGCGTCCCGTGGCTCTGTGACGTCCCGGACTGCGACGGCCGACCCCACCCGGGACGCATGGGCGTCCACGCACGCGCCTCTCAGCATCCACCCCCGGGCAATTGGGACACGTGGATGGCCCTGGCGGGGCGTGGCTGGGGCAAGACCCGTACGGGCGCCGAGTGGTCCATCGACAAGGCGCGCACCCAGGAGCGAGGGGCCCTCATCGGGCCCACCGCCGCCGACGTCCGGGACATCCTCGTGGAAGGTGAGTCCGGCATCCTGGCGTGCGCGTCGGCCATGTTCCGGCCCGAGTACCAGCCGTCGAAGCGGCGCCTGGTCTACCCCAACGGGGCGATCCAGACGCTGTACTCGGCCGACGAGCCGGACCGCCTGCGAGGACCTCAGCATCACTACGGCTGGTTCGACGAGCTGGCGGCGTGGCGGTACATGCAGAACGCCTGGGACATGGCGCAGCTCGGTATGCGCCTGGGCGACCACCCCCAGATCTGCATCACGACCACACCCCGCCCGCTCACCCTGATCAAGGAACTGCTGAAGGACCCCGAGTGCGTCACCGTGCGGGGCTCCACGTACGACAACCTGCACAACCTGGCCAAGACGTTTCAGCGCTCCGTGGTGGCGAAGTACGAGGGCACCACGCTGGGACGCCAAGAGCTGAACGCCGAGGTCCTGGAGGACCTGCCCGGCGCCCTCGTGGCCCGGGTCCACATCGACACGCACCGGGTGAACCCCGATCAGGTCCCCGAGCTGGTCTCCATCGTCGTCGGTCTCGACCCCGCCGGCACGGCCAAGGGTGACGAGACGGGCCTCTCCGTCGCCGGGTGGGGCGTCGACCGGCACCACTACGTCCTGGCGGACGCCTCCCGCAGGCGGAGCCCGGACGAGACCGCACGGGCTGCCTACGCCCTGCGTGAGCAGTACGGCGCCGCACGCATCGTGGTGGAGGACAACGGCGGGAAGGACTGGATCGAGAACGTCCTCCAGCGGGTGTGGCGGGACCTGCACGGGGACGACGCGGGGCCCGCACCGATCCAGCGCGTCAACGCCTCCCAGGGCAAGAGGCTGAGGGCCCAGCCCGTGGCCATGCTCTACGAACAGGGACGCGTTCACCACGTCGGCGTACTGCCCGAGCTGGAGGACCAGTTGACGACCTGGATCCCCGAGGAGACGACCGTGTCGCCGGACCGCATCGACGCGCTCGTGCACGCCGTCACGTACCACATGCTGCGGGACCGGTCGCAGTCGAGTCTGATCAGTCCGCACAAGGCGGTACGCCTGGGTCCCGCCGTCCACCCGGCCATCGCCGCACGGCGTGCCGCAGCAGAGAGGAAGGCGTCATGATGGGTGCACCTATGGACGTGATCACTCTGGCCCTCGCGGCACTGGCCACCGCACGGTTGACGCGTCTCGTGACACGGGACGTGATCTTCACCTTGCCCCGGGACCGGCTCATCGTCGCCCTGCCCCCCAGGCTCGACCCCCTCGCCTATCTGCTCACCTGCGACTGGTGCGCGTCGGTGTACGTCGGTGCGGGCGTAGGAGCGGCGTGGTGGGCCTGGGGCGACACCCGGTGGTTCATGGCCGCAGCGGCAGCGCTGGCGTTCAGCCACATCACGGGGTGGCTCGCCACCCGGGAAGAGAGGTAGAGCGGTGGCGATCTTCCGCAACAAGCGGTCGGAGGCAGCGCCCCCGGGGCGTGCCGTCACGGCGGCTGCCATGCCCATGAGCGGTCCGGGGGTCGTCAAGGCCAACCGGATGCGGCGCACGCACTCCAACTCCGACTGGCAGCGGGAGGGCTGGTACTTCTTCGACGTCATCGGAGAGTTCCGGTCCCCGCTGGTCTGGATCGCCAACGCGATCAGTCAGGCCGACATCCACGCCACCGAGCTGGACAGGGAGACCGGGAAGCCCACCGGCCCCACCGACAACGCCAAGGCGGTCTCAGCGGCGGCACAGGTCCTGGGCGGTGCGGCCAAGCGCGCCGGCCTGCTGCGCGTCCTCGCCCTGTGCTGGCAGGTGCCCGGTGAGGCCTGGGTCATCGTCAACCCCCAGCCCGCAATCCGTGGTGTCCCCCAGCCCGACGAGTGGATCGTGCTGCCCCCGTCGAAGGTCAAGGCGAAGGGCACCGGGCCCGACGCGCACTGGGAGTACGCCCACCCCAAGACGGGGATGGACGTCACGTTGGACCCGAAGGCCCGTCTGTTCCGGGTCTGGTGCCCCCACCCGGCGGAGCCGCTCCAGCCCGACTCGGCGGCCCGGCCTGCGCTGCCCATCTGCCGGGAGATCGAGAAGACCTCCCAGAACATCGCCGCACGGCTCGACTCCCGCCTCTCCACGGCGGGCCTGCTGGCCCTCGCCAACGAGCTGGACTTCCCCAAGGGCGAGCACGAGACCACGGCGCTCGCGTTCATGGATGAGCTGCTGTCCGTGGCCGAGATCGGCATTCAACAGCCCGGCACGCCGTCCGCCGTGGTGCCGATGGCGTTCAACGCCCCCGGCGAACTCATCGCTTCCGGGGGTGCGGCGGCGTACATCGACACCGCGTCGGAGTTCGTGACGTCGGTGGTGGAGCTGCGTCAGGACGCCCTGCGCCGTCTGGCGGCCACGCTCGACATGCCCCGGGACGTGGCGGCGGGAACCCAGGGCGAGTCGAACCACTGGTCCGCGTGGCAGGTGGAGGAGTCCACCTACAAGATCTACATTGAACCGCTCCTGAAAGAGTTGGGCGACGCGATCACGGAGCAGTGGTTCCGTCCGGCGCTCGTGGCCATGGGCATGTCTCCGGATGACGCCCTGGGCTACGAGATCGGGTGGGACACCACGGCCATCGTGGCGCGCCCCGACGACACCGAGAACCTGCGGGACCTCCACGACCGCATCCTCATCTCCAACAAGTACATGCTGGACGAGAACGGCGTACCCGAGGACGCGGCGCCGGACGAGACCGAGTACACGCAGCGCTTCCTGGAGCGCATCGTCATCGGGGCCCCCACGCTCCTGTCCGACCCCAACGTGGCGCGCGCCCTGGGCCTGGACATCGTCATCGCCCCTGCCGCCACCGGGGTCAGTGGAGAGATCGAGGGCGGGGAGCTGGAGCCCAGCGCCCCGGCACCCTCGGAGCCCCGTGCGCTGCCCGCCACGGAGGGCGAGGAACCGGAGGCGGAGGACGTCCCCGAAGGGCTCGTGGCCGCTGCCGAGCTGCTTGTGTACGACGCCCTGTCGCGTGCCGGAGGCCGGCTCCTCACCCGGGAGAACAGGGGCCAGTTCGCCTCCACGCCCAAGCACGAGCTGCACACGGTAATCGCCGGGGCGGGGCGTACGGACGCTCTCCTCACCGACTCCTTCCAGTTCTCCGACGCGGTGGCGGACGCCTTCGGGTGGGGCCGGGACGAGCTGAAGGAAGCCCTGTACGGCTACGCGGCGGGGCGCATCGTGGCGCAACGTCCGCACAGCCGGGACCACCTGAAGCGGTTCCTGCGGTGACCACGCCACCCCTTGACGACGAGGGGCTCCCCAGGCGCCTGCGGGCGCAGGCGTTCATCCGGGAGGGGGAGGAGCGGGTGGCGCGCACCTGGTTCCGGTCCCTGACCCGGTGGCTCGACCGGGTGCGCTCCTCCGTCGTACGGGACGGAGGCGTGGAGCCGTCCCGGGTGAGCGACCACACGGAGTACTGGACGGACCAGGTCAACGTGGAGGTTATGCCCGTTATCGGTGGGATTCTCGGTGACGCATGGCGACGTGTTAACGGGACAAGTGACCCGTCTGGGGATCCTTGGGTAGCCAATTACCTGAACGAGTCCGGCAACCGGCTGGTCCGTCTGCCGGATGAGGTGTACGCCTTGGTCGTCGCCGAGATCGAGCGGGGCATCCGTGACCAGGAGTCGATCCCCGACATTGCACAGCGGGTCAATGTGGTCCTCACCGCCACCGGCAGCGAGCGCTGGCCCCACCGGGCGGTGACCGTGGCGCGCACCGAGACGATCGGAGCCGTCAACGCGGGGGTGTTCCGGGCGGCGGAGCTGGAGGCCGAACAGCGGGGCGACCCGGCCCCGTTCAAGCAGTGGATCGCCACCGAGGACAGCCGGACCCGCCCCACCCACACGGTGGCCGACCAGCAACGCACACTCCTGCGGGAGCCGTTCCGGGTGGGCGGGGCGCAGCTTCTGTTCCCGGGAGACCCCCGGGGCCCTGCGGCCGAGGTGATCAACTGTCGTTGCACCATGCTGCCGGTGGTCCTCGGTGAGACGATCGACTGGACAGAGAGGCAGAGACCGTGACACGCACATGGACGGCCGTGCTCGCACGGCTGGGAGTCCCCACGGGGGACGGACGCATCATCGACCCGGCGGGAGGCTCCAGCCGTACCCTGCCGCTCCCGTTGAGCTGGCAGCAGCTCTCCGACGACGGCCACGGCGGAAGCCAGGTGGTGGCCCGCATCGAGACCCTGCGCATCGCAGACGGCATGGTGACGGCCACGGGGTCGATGCTGGAGTCAGCGCCCTGGGAGGTCATCGAGCAACTGGAGGCCGGCGTCATCGGCCCCAGCGTCGACCTGGACGACATCGAGTACGTCATGGACGCCGAGGAGCGCATCGTCGTCACGCGGTGGCGGGTGGCTGGCGCCACGCTCGTGGCCATCCCCGCTTTCGCCGACGTGTCGCTGACGCTCGACCCGGTTCCGGCGGAGCCGATGGGCGTGGGCGGGGCCGTGGAGGCGGAGCCGGTCGGGGTGGCGGGGGACTATGGGTTCCTCATGGCTTCGGCGCGCTCCGAAGCTTCCCCGCTCCCGCCGCTGGAGTGGTTCTCCCAGCCGGACCTGGATCAGCTCACCCCCCTGACGATCAGCGACACGGGCCGGGTGTTCGGGCACATCGGGGGTAGGGACACCTGCCACGTGGGCCTGCCCGGGTGCGTCACGCCTCCGATGGGGCACAGCGACTACAGCCACTTCCACGTGTCGGCGCAGGAGGTGCAGGGCGGGGGTGTGCTGCCCGTGGGCACGCTCGTGGCGGGTCCTCGCCATGCCGACCCGCAGCTTGCCTTCCGGGCCGCCCAGGACCACTACGACGACGTGGACGCACGCGTGGCCAAGGTCGTGGCGGGAGAGGACGAGTTCGGCATCTGGGTGGCGGGCTGGATCCTCCCAGACGCCAAGCCGGAGGCGGTGGAGGTGTTCAAGTCCTCGCCCGTCTCGGGTGACTGGCGGTGGATCGGAGGCCAGCTTGAGCTGATCGCCGTGTGCTCCGTGAACACCCCAGGCTTCCCGGTGCCACGGGCGCGCGTGGCGTTCGCCCACGGAGCGCAACGGACGCTGATCGCGTCGTTCGGCATCACGCCCGTGGAGGGGTCATGGAAGGACGCCACACGGCCGTACGCCTCCGTCACACGTACTGGGGGCCTTGAGACGGCTCGTGCCAGGTGGGCATGGGCGCAGGCGACAACGGAAGGACGAGCGTGACCATCGACTACGAAGGCCTGCGAGGACGGTTCTCGGCCTACCAGCCGGACGAGGACGCGGAGTCGTGCCACGAAGCGGTACGGGACGCGGGGTACGCCATGACGGTCAAGGTGCTCCAGGTGGCGCCGGATAGTCGTGAACGGTCCCTGGCACTCACGAAGATCGAAGAAGCGGTGTTCTGGGCGAACGCCGCCATCGCACGAGAGGAGAGCTGACATGGCCTGCTGTGGAGCGGCCAAGCCGAAGCAGGACTATCTGATCACCTACAAGGACGGGTCCACCGAGCAGCTCCCGGCCACGTCGGGGGTCATGGAGGTTCGCCGCAGGATCATCGCCAAGGGCGGCGGGACCTTCCGGATGGTGGCGCCGAAGAAGTAGTAGTGGCCAAGGGTGACGGGCCCCGGGTGTGCACTCTGCGTGCCGCTTCGGGGCCCGAGGTGTGTCCGGGGAGGAGCGGAGGTTTGCATTCTGGTTGCGATCGCTAATCGTTAGACAGCCTAAGAGGAGGAACCGTCACAAATCGACTTCTGCCCAAAACGCCCTGACCTGCGGAAACGCAAAGTGTGCAGTCACTGTGCCGGATGTGCCGGGAAGCTCCGATCATCAGAGTGTTAGAGCCTTACGTGAGAGATGATCCGGAGGTCCCGGCACATCCGGCACAACCCGGCACACGCCTATTCCGTACAGCTTTCAACCACTACCTAGCGTGACAATCCGCGAGGGCGTAGTCTTGGGGTCAGCTTGGGTGCTGGCTGTGGGCCGATCCGTGCGACGTGAACTGTCCGTCTGCCGATCGAGAGGAGCCCCGCCATGGCAGACCCGACCACCCCCGAGACCCCCGCTGCGGAGCCGCAGGCGTTCAACGCCGCCACGGCCACTGACGCGGAGCTGCGCGCCGAGTTCAACCGCGTGGCGACCCGGGGTCAGGAACTCTCCGCCTCCGAGGAGCCCGGAGCCGCTGCGGAGCTGCTCGAACTCTCCGCTGCGCTCCCCACCCTCCAGGCGGAGCTGGCGAGCCGTGAGAGCGCCGCTCAGGCGGTGCAGGCGGCCAAGGACGTGTTCTCCTCCGTGACCCCGCTCGCGGAGCCGGCCCCCGTGGCCCCGGCGGAGCCTGTGGTTGCCCCGCAGGCGGAGCCGGTCGCCCCGGCGGCCCCTGTTCCCAGCGTGTCCCAGATGGCCGCACAGGCCCGTCCGGAGCCCACCAAGGCGGAGCCGAAGGGCGACCGAATCACGGTGCAGCTCTCCGCCGACGCCGCTGGCGTCCTCGGTCACCAGGCGGGCACGCCCACCACGGTCCGCCAGATCGGTGAGGCGTCCGCCCGGCTCTTCGGCCAGTTCGGCACGTCCCGGGTCGGCGGCGGCATCAAGGCGGAGCGGGCCCTCGCCACCTTCTCCCGTGACCGTGGCGCCGAGCTGACCCTGACCGGCGATCGGGAGCACGACGCTGGCGTCCTCAGCCACGCCCGCTCGCAGGAGCGGCTCACGGGCGGCTCCCTGATGAAGTCCTGGCAGGACTCCGTCAAGCGAGGCGGGGACAGCATGGGTGCCCTCACCGCCGCCGCCGGCTGGTGCGCCCCGTCGGAGAACCGCTACGAGCTGTGCTCCCTCTGGGAGTCGGACGGCCTTCTCGACCTGCCCACGACCACGGCCCCGCGTGGCGGCATCAACTACACCAACGACTGGTCCTGGGCGCAGATCATGGACGCGTCCCTGACGTCGTTCACGCGCCTCACTGAGGCCCAGGTCATCGCGGACACCCCGAAGAACTGCACCGAGCTTCCGTGCCCCACCTTCACGGACCGCCGTCTCGACGTGGCCGTGACCTGCATCACCGGCTCCTTCCTTCAGGACGTGGGCTACCGGGAGAACGTCGCCGCCCTCATCGACGGCCTCACCCTGAAGCACGAGCGGGAGGTGAACGAGGACGTCATCAACCAGATCCTGACCCAGGCCGGTGCCGCCATCGTCATCCCCGCCCAGGGCGCGGGTGGTGTGGGCGAGACCGCCGACACCTCGGCCGTCTCCTCCATCCTGGCCGCCGTCGACATCGCCGCCATCGACATGCGCTACCGCGAGCAGATGAGCGAGAACCGGGTGCTGGAGGTGATCCTCCCGCAGTGGGTGCTGGCGCAGTGGCGCGCCGACATCGGCCGCCGCAACGCGTGGCACGCCGACCCCTTCGCCCTGGCGAACGCCACGATCATGAACTGGTTCTCCGTCCGCAACGTCCGCCCGCAGTTCATCCGTGGCTGGCAGGACGCCCAGTCCAACCTGCCTGCGGGCCCCGGCGACATCACGGCCCCCATCGTCCCGATCACCGGCCTGCCGACCACCGTGCAGTTCCTGATCTACCCGGCGGGCGCCATCGTCCTGGCGCGTCAGGACGTCGTGACCCTGACCAACGTGTACGACTCCACGAACCTGCGCCAGAACCTCTACACGGCGCTGTTCATGGAGGAGGGCTACGCCCCGATCTTCCCGTGCGGTGAGGTCCGCCTCTACACCGCCAACGCCTGCCCCTCGGGCGCCACCGGTCACCAGGTCTACACGTCCTGCGCAGCTCCGGCGGCGTAACCCACCCCTGATCCGGCGCCCCCGTCCCTCGTCCTTGACGGGGGCGCCACCCAGGAACAGAAGGGAGGGACGGACACATGGCAAGGATCCTGAGCAACTACCAGGAGATCACCGCTCCGGCACCGCCCGCACGCCGCTACGGTCTGCTCACGGCTGCCGCATCGGTGGGCACGCTCGACGGACGGGGCGTCTCCTCGGGCTACCAGTTCGAGGCACCGGACTGTGGCATGTCCGTGGTCCCGTACGACCCGACGTGCGCCCCGCCGCACGCCGAGAAGGAATTCCCCGAGGGGACCGAGTACGTAGAGGCTGACCCGTACTGGCTCGTCGCCACGTACAAGTGCGGGACAGTCGGCACCACCCAGGCGGACGTCCGGCGGCGGGTGCAGGCCCGCTACCGGGCCGGCGTGCAGAACCAACTCGAAGCGGTGGTGTGGGACGGCGGCGGTCTGGCCATCACGCCCACGCTCACGGGCGCAGGGGCGTCTGTCGTGACTCCGCTGGCCCCCGGGGCCGGAGCCGCTGTCTCCGCCCTGGAGAACGCGTTCTACGGCGCTCACGGCTACGTCGGCACCATCCACGTCTCCACCGTGGCCCAGGGCGCTGTGGAGTACGCGCAGATGGTGGAGGGGCAGGGCGGTGCGGGACAGCTCCGTACGCCCCTCGGCTCCGTCTGGTCCTTCGGCGCCGGGTACGACATCACCGGCCCCGCCGACGTGGCGCCCGCCGCAGGGTTCGTGTGGGCGTTCATGACGCCTGCCGTGCACCTGTGGTCGACGTCCGTGGACCAGCCCGATCCGGCGGCCACGCTCGACCGCACCCTGAACCAGTGGTACGGGCTGGCGGAGACCGTGTGGATGCACCGGTGGCTGTGCGACACCGTGTTCGCCGTTCAGATCCCGGTGGCGGCTCCGGCCGTGGCCACGGCTCCGGCGGTACCGGTATGAGCGGGGTAGCCGACTGGGTCCCGGTCATCCCCGGGGCCGGCGAGAGGCGAGCGGTGGCCATCCTGCTGCTCGCCCTGGCGGACGACCCGCACCACGTCCGCACGACGCACGGCGGGGCCGAATTCCTCGTGGCCCCGTACGTCGCCGAACGCTTCACCCAGCCCGACCCCAAGCCGACCCGGCGCACCCGGAACAAGAAGGAGGGGTAGCCCATGGCTACGTTCTGCCGCCCCCAGGCGCGGGGCAAGATGATGCGGATCACGCGTCTTGACGAGTGTGGCGCGCCCGTGGAAGGGCCCACGTCCACGCTTGTCACCAAGTCGTTCGTGACCGTGGCCAACGCCCCGAACTACCTCGATCCCGAGGAGATCCAGCAGGCGGACGCCAACGGGGACCTCTGCATCGACGACCAGGGAGACCCGGCGTTCCGGTGGATTGACCTCACGATCACGCTGTGCACCACCGACCCGTTCTTCGTGAACATGGTCACCGGTGACCCGCTGGTCGTGAACGACGCCACCCCGACCCCCGACACCGTGGGCTGGCGCATCGACTCGGAGCTGACCGGTACGGCCAACTTCGCCCTGGAGCTGTGGACCGGCATCCCCGGGCAGGCGTGCGCCGCT